TGTACATTTTTTCTCACGCCAAGAAAGGAGGAGCCATGAAAGGGATAGAATATTTACGAAAAAAGCTTAATAAACATGAAAAAAGAGTCAATCTTCGGTATAAGCAATACGATATGAAATATCAAGATTCAGATGTCGGTATAACAATACCCCATGAAATACGTAATAGGTATAAGGCGATTTTGGGCTGGTGTGCCAAAGGAGTAGACGCTCTAGCAGATAGATTAGTGTTCAGAGAGTTTGAAAATGATAACTTTGAAGTAAATGAAATTTTCAATATGAATAATCCTGATACATTCTTTGATTCTGCGGTATTGTCCGCTCTGGTTGCTAGCTGCTGTTTTGTTTATATCTCTAAAGGCGAAGGTGATATTCCTAGGTTACAAGTTATCGAAGCAAGCAATGCGACCGGAGTAATAGATCCTATCACAGGACTACTCACAGAAGGTTATGCTGCACTTGAAAGAGACGAGCAAGGAAAACCAAGCCTTGAAGCTCATTTCATTGCAGGTAGAACAGATTATTATGCAGATGGAAAGCCAAGCTATAGTATAAAAAACAAAATAACTTATCCGCTGTTAGTACCAATAATCCATAGGCCAGATGCAGTAAGGCCCTTTGGTAGGTCTAGAATTACTAGAGCTGGAATGTACTATCAGAAATACGCTAAAAGGACATTAGAAAGAGCAGATATAACAGCAGAGTTTTATTCGTTCCCGCAAAAGTATGTTACTGGAATAAGCCAAGATGCAGAGCCATTGGAAACATGGAAAGCTACCATATCATCTATGCTTCAATTCACCAAAGACGAAGAAGGAGATGCTCCAAAATTAGGACAGTTCACCACTCCTTCAATGTCGCCGTTTACCGAACAATTAAGGACGGCAGCAGCAGGATTTGCAGGAGAAACTGGTTTAACATTAGATGATCTAGGATTTGTAAGTGACAACCCTTCGAGTGTAGAAGCTATAAAAGCATCGCATGAAAACCTAAGGCTTGCAGGAAAGAAAGCTCAAAGATGTATTGGTAGCGGGCTATTGAATGTTGGATATTTAGCAGCATGCTTAAGAGATGATTTTCCATATCTAAGAAGTCAATTTTATGAAACTAAAGCAAAATGGGAACCACTATTTGAAGCAGATGCATCTACCCTCTCTCTAGTTGGCGATGGAGCAATTAAAATTAATCAAGCCATACCTGGTTATATAGATGGTGGCACTTTGAGGGATTTAACAGGAGTTAAAGGAGCTGGCGAGTAATGGAAAAAGACATTGTACCAGCTCTTTTAGAATTAATAGAAAGTGAATTTGATGATAAAGCTTACAATAACACAGTATTAAAGAAAGCTATACAAGCATTGAGCGATAAAAAGGCAACCTACGAAGATGCAAATGAGTTTGCTATTGAAATTGGAGAGATTCTAGCACAGGTTTTAAATACTCATATCACTGTAGAAACTCTACCAAATGGACAAATATATTTTAATATCGCTGACAGAATAATGAATAGTACAATGCAAAGGAATTATGACTTGATAACTGGATATGCAATAGATGTGCAAACAGAATTAAATTACTCAGCTGGATTAAAGCTAAAAGGGAAAAAGTCGGCACTAAATCAAAGCAGAATAGACGGCATAGTAGAAAGGCTTAGTACAGCAGAGGAATTTGAAGAAATCAAATGGATTCTTGATGAACCAATTAAGAACTTCAGCCAAAGCATTGTTGACGATATGGTAAGAACCAATGCAGAATTTCAAGCAAAGGCAGGGTTAGACCCAAAGATTGTAAGAAGACCTGATAGGGATCCTTGTGACTGGTGTAAAAACTTGGTTGGAGAATACGACTACAACGAGGTTAGCGACCAAGGTAATGATGTATTTAGAAGGCATGATTACTGTAGATGTACTGTAACATTTGAACCTAGAAGGGGTAACTCAACTAGTGTACACAGTGGAACTGGAGGTAGTCGGAAATATGTTAAAGACAAATATGGAGGATATGAACTATCAAAGAAGGCTCGCATCAAGCGTTCGCAGGAAATGGCAAAGACTGAAAAAGCGAGAAGGGATGCAGCAAGAAAGAAAAGAATAGATACATGGGCACGAAAAACAGGCGTCAAGTAAAAAAAGGTATCAGAAAAAGGTCTTAAGCACTTACTAAATAATAAGTGCTTTTATAATGCTAAAAATTAAGGAGGAGAGCATGGGAAAATTAAATACTATTCAAAAAAGAGAGAAATTAAATGATGTAATAGCATTAGGTGAAAAGGGAAATGGTGGGGCATATCACAACTATTCAGTAGAGATTGGGCATGATGGTAATTATCATGTGTCTATACCATTCCAAGATGGAGCAAGAAACTTAGAAGGTAGTAGAAGTGGCGTATTGGATACAGATTTACTAGAAATAGTTAGACATAGACTTCAAAGTTTCCAAAAAGGCGAATTTGCAACTAGAGAAAATGCAATAGCATTAACACACATAGAAGAAGCGTTGCTATGGATGAATAAAAGAGTTGAAGACAGAATTGAAAGGAATGTATTAGGCACTATGAATAAATAACAGGAGGTGATCTAATATCTCCCAGGGATAGGGTTACCATCCATGACGATTGAAAGGGGATAGAGAATGACTACTAAAGCAAGACTTGGTGATCAAAATCCTACTCAATCGGTAATTTTAGAATACAAAGAAGAGGAAAGTCTATATCGAAAAGCGATTGAAATTTACGAAAAATCCAAAAGAACAGCCCAAGAATGGCAAGTTAATTTAACTAAGCATATCTACGCAGTTAATGAGGATGGACTATGGACCCACACGAAATTTGGCTATTCTCTACCTAGGCGTAATGGCAAAAACGAAGTTGTAGTAATTCGTGAGATGCAAGGATTACAAGATGGGGAGCAAATACTCCACACCGCACATAGAACAACTACATCACATACCGCGTGGGAAAGGCTTTGCCGGTTACTAGATCAAGCAGGAATTAAATACGAATCACTAAGAGCCACAGGCAGAGAAAGAGTGGAGATTCCAGAAACAGGTGGAAGGGTAGAGTTTAGGACTAGGACGTCTACAGGTGGATTAGGAGAAGGATTTGATTTACTTGTAATAGATGAGGCGCAAGAATACACTGCAGACCAAGAATCTGCATTAAAATACGTCGTAACGGACTCCAAAAACCCTCAAACAATATTTTGTGGAACTCCCCCAACTCCTTTAAGTGCCGGGACAGTATTTGTCGCATACAGAAATAGCACATTAAGTGGCAAAGGAGAGAATGCTGGATGGGCAGAGTGGGGAATAGAAGATGAAGTAAAGGATATTAGAGATATAGAATTATGGTACCGGTGCAACCCGTCACTAGGAACTATCTTTACAGAGCGTTCAATCCGTGATGAAATTGGTGAAGATGAACTTGACTTTATGATCCAACGTTTAGGGCTGTGGATTAAGTATAATCAAAAGTCAGCGATCTCCGAAAATGAATGGAAAGAATTAAAGGTTAAGGGGAAGCCGGTATTAAAAGGTCCTTTATTCGTTGGAATAAAATATGGGAATGATGGAGCTAACGTGGCCATGAGCATAGCCGTCAGGACTCTGTCAAATAAAATATTTATTGAATCCATAGACTGTAAATCTATTAGAAATGGCAATGGGTGGATTGTAGGTTTTTTAAAAAGTGCAGATGTAGCGAAAGTCGTAGTTGATGGAGCCGCTGGACAAAGCATATTATCAAAGGAAATGAAGGATTTTGGATTAAAAGAACCTACTCTACCAACAGTAAAAGAAATTATTGTAGCCAATTCACTCTGGGAACAAGGAATTTACAAACAGAGCATTTGCCACAACGACCAACCATCACTAACGCAAGTGGTAACTAACTGCGACAAGAGAAACATAGGAAGCAATGGAGGGTTTGGGTATAAATCGCAATTTGAAGATATGGACATTAGCTTAATGGACTCATGTTTGTTGGCCCATTGGGCTTGCAGCGAAACTAAAACAAAGAAGAAACAAAAAATAAGGTACTAAGCGACTTCTTCTATTTAGAAATGGTTGCTTTTTTAATATAAAAAATTACCGATACCGCCGGGAAAGCGGGAGAAAGGGAGAAACAAATGGAATTTAAAGCAATTACAACGCAAGAGGAATTTGACAAGGCAATACAGGAAAGATTGAATAGGCAAAAAGAAAGTATCGAAAAACAATACGCAGATTATGCGGAGATCAAAGCAAGAAATACAGAGTTAGAAACAGAAGTAGGGACGCTTAAAACCACTTTATCCGAAACCACAAAGAAAACTGAAAACTATGATAAGGATATTGCTGATTTAAATGCTAAAATTGCAGGCTATGAAACTGCAAACATGAGAACAAGAATTGCATTGCAGCATGGGTTACCTTATGATTTTTCAAGCCGACTCGTTGGAGAAGATGAAGAAAGCATTATAGCAGATGCTAAGAAATTGGCAGAGCTTGTTAAACAAAAAGAACCTATAGCACCATTAAAAGATGTCGAACCACCAATTAGGGATACTAATAATCCTTATAAAGAGTTTATAAAAAATATTAAATTAAAGGGAGAATAAAAAAATGGCATTAGAAAAACAAGGCTTATTTTCAGAAAGAATAGTTACAGACATAATAAATGCAGTAAAAGGAAAGAGTTCGTTAGCCGTACTATCTAAACAAATACCTATCCCATTCAATGGATTGAAGGAATTTATCTTTACAATGGATAATGAGATAGACATAGTTGCAGAAAGTGGTAAAAAGTCACATGGAGGAATCTCTTTAGAACCAGTTACCATAGTACCAATAAAAGTTGAATATGGTGCAAGGGTAAGTGATGAATTTTTCTATGCGTCAGATGAGGAAGGTTTGGCAAGTATTTTAGAATCATTTGTAGATGGTTATGCAAAGAAACTTGCTAAGGGGTTAGACCTAATGGCTTTCCATGGAATTAATCCAAGAACAGGAACAGCGTCAACGGTAATTGGTAATAAAAATTTTGACGATTTAGTTACACAAAAAATAGATTACGACTCAACAAACCCAGACATGAATATAGAAGCGGCAGTGGCTGCAATTCAAGGCTCAGATGGAATTGTAAATGGGCTCGTGATGGATACAAGTTTTGCAGGAGCACTTGCAAATATGAGAACCGCTGATGGAAACAATGTAAGATTATTCCCAGAGTTGGCATGGGGAGCAAATCCAGGAACACTAAATGGTTTAAAAACAGAAATCAATGGGACGATTTCAGCGGCGGGCAGTAAAGACAAGGCAATTCTAGGTGATTTCCAAAACATGTTTAAGTGGGGGTATGCTAAGCAAGTGCCATTTAAAGTTATTGACTCTGGAGATCCAGACGGAACAGGTAAAGACTTGAATAACTACAACCAGGTATACCTACGTTCAGAAACCTATCTTGGATGGGGTATTCTAGATGCAAGTAGCTTTGCAAGAATTGTTGAACCGGCTATATAAGGAGGATAAACAATGAAATATAAAAACACTAAAACAGGGGCTATCATTGATAGCTCCTGCAAAATTTCTGGAGGAGATTGGATTGAGTACGTAAGAACAGAAATAGGAAAAGAAGTGGCAGATGAAGTCTCTGATGAAAACGAAGTAGAAGAACAAATAGAAGAGCAAATAGAAGAGAGTGCAATCGATGGCGTAACTAAAAAACAGATTATGCAAGAACTTGATGCAATGGGAATTAAATATGATCCAAAAGCAAGGAAAGAAGTTTTATATAACATTATGCTTGGAAAGTAGGTGGCTAAATGACAACATTTGCAACCTTAGAAGATTTAGAGAATTTGTGGCGCGAATTAAAACCTGTTGAGTTAAATAGGGCAACGCCCTTACTCGAAGTAGTTTCTGATTCATTGAGAGAAGAAGCAAAAAAGGTAGGTAAAAACTTAGATGAAATGGTAAATGATAGCCGCTCTTATGCGAATGTAGTTAAATCCGTAACGGTGGATATCGTAGCCAGAATGTTAATGACCTCCACAGACCAAGAGCCAATGACGCAAACAACAGAAAACGCATTAGGGTATTCCTGGAGTGGTTCGTTTTTAGTTCCTGGTGGAGGGTTGTTTATTAAGAAATCTGAACTTGCAAGATTAGGGCTAAAGAAACAACGTTATGGGGTGATTAATTTCTATGGCCAGGATTAAAGGAATAACAGTTACCTTAATTAAGAAAAAAGAAGTTGGGAGAGATCCATTTAACGCCCCCAAATATGAAGATGTGGAAGTTAAAGTTGAAAATGTACTAGTAAGCCCCACATCAACTGACGACATTGTGAATCAGCTGAATATAACTGGCAAAAAGGCGGTTTATACTCTAGCAATTCCCAAAGGCGATACCCACGTTTGGGAGAATCAAGAAGTTAGATTCTTTGGAAAACGTTGGAGAGTATTTGGAATGGAATTACAAGGCATTGAAGATTTAATTCCACTCGACTGGAATAAGAAAGTGATGGTGGAGCGATATGAGTAAATTAAAGTTTAAATTAAATCGTAAGGGCGTTTCCGAACTGATGAAATCAGATCAAATGCAAAGCGTATTGAAAGAATATGCGACGAATATTAAAAACAGATGTGGAGATGGATATAGCCAGGACGGCAAGGTAGGAAAAAACAGAGCCAATGCCATGGTATGGGCGGACACTTACCAAGCAAAAGCCGATAACCTGAGAAACAATACCATTTTAAAGTCGGTGAAATAAATGATAGAGAAAATAATTAAAGATCATTTAGATAGCAAATTAGAGGAACAGGTATTTCTTGAAAAACCTAGTCCTAGTTATGGGCAATATGTTGTTTTTGAAAAGACAAGCAGTAGTAAAAACAATTATTTGCCATCGGCTACATTTGCATTCCAAAGTTATGCAAAAAGTTTATATAAAGCAGCTGAATTAAATGAAAGAGTGAAAAAAGCAGTGGAAAGCATGATTGAACTTGATGAAATTAGAGGAGTTAAGCTTAACAGTGATTACAATTTTACAGATACAACAACGAAAGAATATCGCTACCAAGCAGTATTCGATATTAAATATTATTAGGAGGTAAAAATATGAGTGGTGTAGATAATGTTTCAACCGCAAAACCAAGGATAGGCGGAGCAGTACATTCGGCGCCTTTAGGAACAACGCTACCAACAGACGCAACAACCGCACTAAATGCAACATTTAAAAGCTTAGGCTACATATCAGAGGATGGAATGACTAATGCGAATTCCCCAGAATCTGAAAAAATAAAAGCCTGGGGTGGAGATACTGTAGGAGTAGTCCAAACAGGGAAAGAGGATACATTTAGCTATACTTTGATTGAAGCAACAAATGTTGATGTCTTAAAAGAAGTGTATGGGCAAGAAAATGTAACAGGTGATCTAGAAACAGGCATAACAATCAAAGCAAACTCAAAAGATTTAGAAGAGCATGCTTTGGTTATAGATATGGTGCTAAAAGGTGGAGTTTTAAAAAGAATCGTTATTCCTAATGGCAAAGTTTCTGAAATTGGAGAAATTTCCTATGTTGATGCAGATGCAATTGGATACGAAACAACAATTGATGCAGTGTCAGATGAAGCAGGAAATACGCATTATGAGTACATCAAAAAACCTGCTACACCATTACCGTAAGGAGGTAACTATGTATGATAGAAGGCAAAACGAAGTCAGGTTTTAAATACGAAATATATAAAGCGAGACTTGAAAACTATGAGTTGATTGAATCCCTAAGCGAAGTTGATGAAAACCCATTACTATTACCTAAAACAGTAAATCTATTACTAGGAAAAGAACAGGCAAATAAACTTAAAGAACATCTAAGGGATGATGAAGGGTTAGTATCAACGGAAAAACTAACAAATGAAATAATGGATATATTCCAAAACCAAGCAGAAACAAAAAACTCCTAATCCTTGCTGGAATGATCAGGCTAGACGAGGACGCATTAATTTGCGACCTTGCAGAGACATATAACATTTACGATTACGAACAGCTACCTCCCTCGAAGGTGGCTGTTTTTGCGTGTGGATTAAGAAGCGACTCTAGAATAAAAATGAAGGCTAGTGGACAGCTGGTACCGATAGACACTTTACTACTAGCTGGAATATCTGATCGATTAAGTGCTTTGGTATGGTTCAAAACAGAAGACGGACAAAAAGGAAAAAACAGGCCTACAATGCTAGTTGATTTTCTAACAGGCAAAACAAAAGAAAAAGACGTAATCGCATTTAATTCTGGTGAGGATTTTGAAAAAAAATGGAACGAATTAATAAAGGTTGGAGGTGAGTAAATGGCTACTCAACTAGGTCAAGCCTATGTGCAGATTATGCCGTCAGCAAAGGGAATAAGTAATTCTATAAAAAAAGAATTAGATCCAGAGTCGGCCGTTGCAGGAAAGAGCGCAGGTGGGAAAATTGCGATGGCTATAAAAGGCGTAATAACTGCTGCTGCAATAGGAAAAACAATAGGTGCGTCGATTAAAGAAGGGGCCGCCCTCCAACAGTCTTTAGGTGGGGTTGAAACTCTGTTTAAAGAGAATGCGGACAAGGTTAAAAAATATGCAAACGAAGCCTATAAAACCGCAGGGTTATCTGCAAATGCATATATGGAAAACGTCACAAGTTTTAGTGCAAGTCTTTTGCAATCTTTAGGCGGAGATACTGAAAAAGCAGCAAATAAAGCGAATATGGCTATGGTCGATATGTCTGACAATGCTAATAAGATGGGTACAGATATGAGGTCCATACAAGATGCTTATCAAGGATTTGCAAAGCAAAATTATACGATGTTGGACAACTTGAAGTTAGGCTACGGCGGAACAAAATCCGAAATGGAACGATTGTTAGCAGATGCAACAAAGCTAACTGGAGTGAAGTATGATATTAACAACCTAAGCGATGTATATGACGCTATCCATGCGGTACAACAAGAACTAGGTATTACAGGGACAACAGCCAAAGAAGCATCTGAAACATTAAGTGGTTCGTTTGCAGCAATGAAAGGTGTTTTTAAAAATGTATTAGGAGGACTAGCATTAGGTCAAGATATTAGGCCTGCACTTCAAGGATTAGCAGAAACAACAGCTACGTTCTTGTTTGGTAATTTTTTGCCCATGGTTGGAAATATCTTAAAAGGCTTACCAATCGCAATCGGGACATTTTTCAAAGAAGCTAGTCCATATGTGTTGCAAGCTGCAGGGCAATTATTAAGTCAGCTAGGTATTACTTTTAGTTCAAGCATGACTGGTATTTTTTCAGACGTTCAAACCACTATTAGTCCACTAATTGAGGGATTTAGAACAGCATTTAGCCAACTCCCTTCATTATTTCAAACAGTAGCTTCTGCTATAACGCCTATTATTGAAAGTATTGTTATCGCCTTTACTCGTTTGGATTTTAGTGGTATCCAAGCAGTTTTTTCTGCGATTGTACCTGCTATTACAAATGCCTTTTCCACGATGATGGCTATTGTTAGACCTGCTATTGATATGGTGGTTAATTCATTCGTGAAAATGTGGAATGCTGCTCAGCCATTAATTTCAATATTGGCCAGTGCTTTAATGCCAGTTCTGCAGGTTTTAGGAGCTTTTATCGGTGGCGTATTAAAAGGTGTGCTAATAGGTGTTTCCGCAGCTTTCGATGCAATAACAAAAGTAATAGGTTTTTTAACGCCAGTAATATCTATACTAGTAAATGGATTTAAAGCCATTACACCAGTACTGACTAAAGTAGCGGAATGGGTAGGAACGGTAATAGGAGTTTTCACGAATTTAGGTGGCTCGGGAACAACTTTGAAAAATTTATTATCGAATGCATGGGGAAATATTAAATCAGCGGTGTCTATGGCTAGTTCTGGTATTTCGGGGGCTATTAGTATAATAAAATCTATTTTTAGTAGCTTAGGAGCTGCTGGGGGAGGATTGAAAGGCGTATTAAGTGCAGCATGGAACGGTATACGTTCTGCCATTTCTACAGTTGGAAGTGCTATTAGTGGCATTATTAATGGTATTAAATCCGTTTTCAGTGCTTTAGGAAGTGCAGGAAATTCATTAAAATCTGGTATTTCTGGTGCATGGAATGGAATGAAAAGTGTTGTCACAAGCGTAGGGAATAGTATAAAGGGTGTAGTAAATAGTGTCAAAAATGTATTCAATAGCTTAAAAAACATCAATATAAGTGGAGCAGGCGCTGCAATTATGAATGGGTTTTTAGGTGGGTTAAAGAGAGCTTATGAAGGAGTGAAAAAATTTGTTGGTAGCATCGCTGATTGGATCAAAAAGAATAAAGGCCCAATCTCTTATGATCAAAAACTATTGATTCCAGCGGGTAATGCGATTATGGCTGGGCTAGACAAAGGGTTAAAGAAACAATTTAAGTCAGTACAGTCCACAGTTGGAGGCATGGCGGATAAATTGGCTAAAAACTTTGGAGGAACGATATCGCTGGGAATAGACGAAGGAACCAACGAAGTACAGAAAGCTATGGAAGAAATGCTAACGTTGAAAAATACTGTGAAAACAAACACTGCTGGAAATGATGATGAAGAATATAATGTGGATGGCACAAGGACAGCAAAAGGGCCTATAACATTAATTTTAAAACTCGGTAATAGAAGTTTTAAAGCATTTGTAGAAGATGTTTCAAATATTCAAAATAGAGAAATTGAATTAGAGGAAATTTACGGAATATGAGGGTGAGAACATGATACATCCTAGAACGATATTTAATGGAAATTTATTAGAAGAAAAAATACCAGGGTTTAAAACCTTAAATGTAATTGGCAGAGAAATGATAGGACGAGAAAATACGACTCAAAAAATAGGCGGGAAAGACGGAGTATCTTATGTGGAAAGTACTCTTCCGCATAGGATATTAACAGTTAAGTACTGGATAAAAGCTAATGATTACGAGGAATTAAAAACAAAGTTTGAGTTATTAAATTATTATTTGGATGTAGGGCAAGCAGATGTGACTTTTACGGATGATTTAGATTATAAATGGACAGGAATCTTAGACTCTGTAGGAAATATCGAAGGATATACAAATTTTAAAGGCTCTACTTTTGACGTTATGTGCAGCGATCCTTACAAATACTCAACAAACATAAAAACATTAAAAGGGACTAGCAACTTAGAATTTAGGTGGCTCAACAGGTACCCAATATTGCCGGAGCAGATAATATTAAATGTAAAAACCGCTGGGGATAAAATTAATCTAAAAAACATAACTGTAGCTAAAAGTATTATTCTGGATGAAGTTTTTGAAATTGGTGACGATGTAATAATTGACTTTACAGGCGATGAAATTACCATTAAAAAAAATGGGATGAACATATTAAATAAAATGGACCTAACCAGCAATTTAGAAGATTTTTTAATTAATTATAAAGATGTTATAAGTACAAATTTAGCCGCTGATATAACTTTGAAATTTAGAGACAGGAGGAAATAACTTTGATTTATTTATTCGACAAGAACGAAGAACTTACTAAAGTTATTCCTTCTGCAGGTATAATTTCTGCAATTCAAAAGGAGGCTCTAAACGGTTTAATAACTTTTGAAGCAGAAATGAAAGAGTTATATTTTGAAGATATAAAACATGCTGAATTTATTGGTCATAAAGATTACCAAAATAAAAACATATTTTATCTATATAAAATAGATGGTATAAAAGCAAGTGGGAAAAACATTAATGTCACAGGCCTGCATGTGGTGTTTGATGATTTAAAAAGTTATGGGTACATTAGAGACAGAAGAATTTTTAACGCTACAGCTACGACGACCCTAGGCGTAATTCTAGAAAATTCAAGGTGGCAAGCAGGAAATGTAGAGGTAAATAGCATAGGGAGCACTAATTTTTACGATATTAGACGACTTGATGCACTTAGTAAATTAATTGATGTCTGGAAGTGCGAAGTAGGGTATCGGATGATCTTTGATGGTCAAACAATTGTTGGCAGGTTTATAGATCTATACAATCAACGAGGGTCAGACACGGGAAAAAGATTTGTATATGGCCACAATACTTTGGTTGTAGAATTTGAAGAAAGTAGAAATGAAATTTACACTGCTATAGTACCACGTGGGAAAGGCGAAGAAAAATATAACGATGAAGGAACTCCAACTGGTGGATATGGTCGAAAAATTACAATTGAGGAAGTGGAATGGTCTAAAGTAAATGGAAATCCATTAGACAAACCTCTTGGTCAAGATTATGTCGAGATACCAGAAATGACAGCACTGTATGGATATAGTGATGGTAGTCCACGGTTTAAAATAATTGAATATAACGACATTGAAGAAGTAACAGAATTAATCGAGGTAGCCTATGAGGATGCAATAAATACATCAAGACCAAAAGTCCAATTTTCAAGCATTGTAGAAAAAATAGGTAATGTTCATCTGGGGGACAACATTAGAATCATAAGGCGTGATTTGGGATTTTATTATTCTGCTAGAATCTTTGAAGTTGAAAGAAACCTATTAAATAATAAGCAAACAAAAGTAAAATTAGGGGATCACATTGACAGGTCTCAAGCTAAGAAAAATAAAGAACTAAGAAATGAGCTAAAGAACCTATCTAACTCCTTGTCTGAGGTTGCGGTAAACACAGACAATAAAAATAAAAGTTTGGTTAGGCAAGTACAGGACTATCTTACAAAAGCCTTGTTCAATGAGGATGGCTACAACTACGATTTAAGGGCGGGTAATGAACAAGGCTTACCTGCAGGATATTATTCCTTTAATACTCCTATAGACCTAAACCCTCAAAAAGTAATCTATGTAGGCGCAGGCAAAATGGCTATAGCGAATAGCAAAGATAGCAATGGTGATTGGAATTGGACAACGTGGGCAACTGGTGACGGATTAGTTGCAAATGCGATTGTAGCAGGGATGTTGATAGGCGGAAAGGTTAAGTGGAATTTAGAAGATGGCACTCTCCTAATCGGCAACAGCCCCGAAGACTATTTTTTATATTGGGATGGCTCAACTCTAAAAATTAGAGGAGACATCGACATTTCCAACAACGAAACCATTAAAGATATTCAAGAAAATATCGTTTCAATAAAAATTGATATAAACGGAGTAACTACAGTAGTAAAAGAAGAAATAGATAAAACCACTAAAACCATAGAAACCTATGGCATAAACATAATATCAAACAAGCCTGAGAATTGGGAACAAGGGTTTATAGATGAGGACACAGGCGAAGAATGGGATATGGATGACCCGTCTTGGGAGCACTTTACACAATTCGGATATAATTGCCGAATAAGGACAAAAGATTATATTGAGATAGACCCAACCAAGTTTTATGTTTTTAGTGAACAGTTTCTATTTAAAGTCTATGCTACAAATATTCAGGTGTACTTTTATGATGCTGTGAGTAATTACTTAGGGTATCAATGGCATTACAATTTCTTAGACCCTGAAAGGATTCCAGAAGGAACTGCGAAAATTAGAGTAAGCCTAATGGAAGATTATCAATACAGCGGATCACCCATAGTATACATAACTCCTGAAGATATAGCCAACTCGCACTTTAAAATTGAACAAGGGACAGAAGCTACAGATTGGACGCCATGTATCAACGATGTATCGCTAAATGCTAATTTAGACAATATAAAAATCGGAGACGAGCCAGATAATCCTGATGATGGAACTTTGTGGTTAGCGGAGTTCATACTAGCTAGTCAATTACTTTGTTTTGATGGTGAGGATTGGATTGCCGTAGGTTGGGGAGAAATTAAAGAAATTCTAAATCGTGTAAGAGATGTAGAGGTAAAGCAATCTCAAATAATTCAGACAATAGATGGCATAACGCAAGTGGTTGAAAATAAGGCTGAGAAGTCTTATGTAGACCAAACGGCAGCAGCTGTTACTCTAGAGTTTAAACAATTGTCTGTAGGAGGTGAAAATCTTCTTTTAAAATCAGACGTACCGATTACATCAAACGCTTATCTTCTAAAAATTTATGATATTCCTGAACCTATTGCCGATGGTGAAGAGGTGACCCTTCAAATAAAAGGTTACTTAGGTGATGGTAAAACTGGGTTTGGAATCTATAATTCTGGTGATACAGTGCAGATGGCCCTTCTCAAACCAGAGGATATAAGAAATAAAAACATATACACTAAGACATTTAATTGGGTAGTAGGCGGCTCAGAAAACCGAGCCATACACGTTTATGTTTTGTACAGTAATGTGACCGTAGACAGTAATATCGAGTGGATAAAGCTAGAACGAGGGAATAGGGCTACAGACAAAAGTCTACACAAAAGCGAACTAAAAGGTTCAACCTATAGGTTTGATAAAGATGGGTTTAGCATAGGAGGCACAGGCGGAGATACCGCTCAGCATACAAATAGTCATAGCAAGTATAACCATAGCGATGGAAGCTATACACAAATTAGCTCTGAGGGACTGAAAAGATTTGTAGCTGGTACAGGAGAAAATTACCATTACTTGCTCCATGTTGTTAATTTTATATATGGAGAGTCATCATCAACACAAGCCTACTGGATTCAACTTCCAGAAGCGTTTAAAGGTAAACAGTTTAAGGTATATTTTGCCATAAGCGATAGCATGACTACACCTAACTATAAGTATGCAATGCAGCGCTTTGTGTGCACAAGGCATCCCGATTTTAGTATAGATTATGCAAATGCAAGAGTCCCTGTAATAGCTTACAAGTCCAATACGCTAATGGATGGATACGCCCCAATTTTAAACGAGGTGCAAGGCATAATGTTAGCAATTTATTAGGAGGTGTGTAAATGGACGAAAACATGACTGTATTTTACAACAAAAGAACAGGTTCAATTAAAGCTCTGGTCAGCGGAGAACAAAATATGAGTATGTATGGAAATGAGCAAGAAGACTATGAGCAAATCTATGATTTTATAGTAGTACCGATGGATGAGTATGTCTTTAATAACCATAACTCATTTGAAGTAACAAATGGAGCCTTAAAAATAAAACAAATGGCAATACCAGAAAAATATTTATAGAAAGAGGTGATTAAATGGCATTAGATAATTTTAGAAGAGTGGACTACCGCCTGGACAAAGCAAATAGCTATATTTTAGATAACTTCTTCGCCAAAGAAGGAGATTACGACGGGCGAGAACTTTGCGTACAAATCACAGATGGCGGGGTAGAGGTTGACACAACGGGCATACAATTAATTTTTAACTGGAAACACCTACTAAAAGGACATAGCGGAAACAAATACTTTGAACCAGTAGATGAAACAAAAGGGATTTACACAGTATCGTATCCAACGCAAATGCAATTCGCAGGGTTGGTAAGCGCATTTATAACCGTTGTAGACAACAGCAAGATCACTAACACGAGAAATATTAATCTAAAGGTAGAAGCTGGCGCAGACGGAAATCCGATAGTAGCAGAGAACGACTTTAGCATACTGCAGGAAGCATTAATGCAGATTAATATGTATCAAAATCAAATCAATACGATTCTGGATAACATACAATCATCGGCAGACTCGCTAATGGCTACAGAGAAAGCTGAGTTAGATGCATTAGAGGAAAACTATGCACCGCAATTACAAGCGGTCTTGCAACAATTTAATGACGCCATGGCGAACCTTACACAAGATAGTGAGATGATCACCGCCAGGACGAGCCTTGCGACAGGAAAAGCCTACGGCACTCTAGCGTTGATTTTGCAAGCCATAGAAAATAGGCAGATAGTAACGGATCCAAACAAAAATAAAAAATACATAACAACTCTTGAAGTGTTTGAAAACAAACCTAGACTAAGATTAGAGGAGGTAATATAGATGCCTGATTTTTTAAACATACCTACAGCAGAACAATTTCAAGAACTCATAAATGTGCAAAGACTATTAGCGGGAAAAGGCGTACAAGACATAACAAATTCCCCCGGACCTAAAACGCTGCTTAGAGGGGATACCAATGCAGGATTTTATGGATTTGTACAACCATCTGAAATGGGGTTAATAGCTGGAAACGTAGCCGGGAAACAAGATTTTAGTGGTTCAAATCTAGCTCTGGCAGTTGGGATATCTCAAGGTACTGAATTTAATATTAATGTTCCGCTCATGAAATTCCACTATAAGGGCAAAGTTTTATTTATTCCGCTTACTGGATACCGCCATACTGTAGCATGGGATGCGATATATAATGCTGGTGCAGTGTTTGGAACGAGTGATGAGGGTTTACTACCACCAGCAGGACGCATGGGCACAGATTTAACTATAGATGCGACGGATAATAGTATCAATTGCACAAAACAACGTTTCTTAGGCAACAAATCAGCCGAACAAGATTATGCCGATACAGTCGGAGCAGTTGGAGATGCCTTAGTTTTAAAAGGTTGGGCGAATGAGGCTAATAATAAAACCGTAACGATTGTTTCTATCACAGACACAAAAATAGTAGTTAGCGGAGCAACTCTTGTATCAGAAACAGGAGGTAAGAAATCTAGATTTTACAACTTATCAAAAGCGGTAACTCAAAACAAACAAGTTAAAATCGGGGATAAAACATACAAAGTAAGATTAATGAAAGGAGCAGGAGAAAATCCTGTAGATACATATTCCGATGCAGATAGAGGGGCGGCAGGACCAGACAATGAGTGGAATAGCTTAATATTGCCGCTGCACGAACATGCAAAAGCTGGAAATTGGATATATCCAGCCTACGCAGTAGATCCAGCAGGAGTAAAAATAACGTCAGATTGGGGGATAGGGCTTACGGATGAAAATCTAAGAACGCATTATAATTTTGGATCCGGTAGTTATACATGGTGTCAAGAAATTATAGACACGGCTAATTGGCGCCGTGTCGGTCGTGGCAGCTATGGGGCTTCCTATTTGAACAACAACAGTTCCTGGGGCGCGAACAGCTACTTTTGCTGGCGTCCAGTCCTTGAATCGCTCTAATTTCCACACTCTCAAGAGGGCTTTGCGAAGGCAAAGCAAGCAAATAGTTACAACTTTATAAACAAGCTACTAAACAAATATGATTTTCTAATCATGAAAGATAATAAATTTAAAATTGATGAAAGGGTGATAGAAAATGCAAGAAATGAAAGAACTGTATCAAGCTGACAATGGAGAATGGAAACTCTTTACTCACAAAATTAAGTGTACAGACGAAAATCAGCAAGAAGAAAAGTATACAGATGATTTGAATTTTTACGAGACTTATGCACAAATGCACGAAGGATTTGCACTTGATGAAGCAATAGAACTTAGTTACACAACAGAACAACTCGCTCGACTCAAAGAAGCACAAGGTATTAAATACGAACACTACGATGAAGTATACGATTATGTTATTAATGGAATCGTAAAAGCAGATAGTAAGGTGTTTGTGGTTAAAAACATGAAAATGCTGCAAGATACAGTAGATACACTGATCATAACAAGTTTGGGGGTGTAAAAATGTTTTATACTTTGAAAAGATTATTTGCGCAAGCTAAAATCGACGAACAAGGCCTTAGTAATGCAGTCACAAAAGGATGGATTACGGAAGAAGAAAAGCGAGAAATTATAGGAGCAGTATTATGACAGACTTAGAGATGATAGACAAACTTTGCGAAGTAACCACTCTGCAAGCTGACATAATCACAAAACAAGCAACTATCATAGCGCAAAATGAAATAGCGGACAGTTTAGTAGATGAACGGAAATTAGTAGATGATATCCTAGACGCAGTAGAATTTAATCTAAGGCATTTAAAATAACAGAGATCCTCTATAGGGTCTCTTTTCATATGCAAAAAAATCAAAAAGTGGGTGAGTCATGAACGAAGAAATTTGCAAAGAGAAACATAAACAAATCGAGGATAGACTAGACAACCAAAAAGAAAGACTAGACAGCCACAGCAATCGTCTCGATCTATTAGAAAGGTATCAATCAAAGTCAGAAGAACAAATCAAAAATTTGTGTGAGCAAATAAAGTCTCTTGTCTCAACTATAAAGTGGGCTATGGGCTTGCTTATGACAACTTTGTTAGGGTTTATAGTCTGGTATATACAAAACATTTAAGAAAGGATGATTAAAATGAAACAAGAAAAATGGCGCAGTAAATATTTTTGGTTAGGCATTACGGGTGCAGCTGTAACGTTTTTAATTAGTGTTGGGGCAATCGACGTAGGCCAGGGCGAATCTATTAATGGAGTAGTATCTGCGATTAGTACGCTACTTGCAGCATTTGGAGTCTGGAATGACGCCGGAAATAGGGAGGAATGGTAATGACTTACTTAATAGCATTAGACGATGGTCACGGGATGAAAACAAACGGCAAAAGAACTCCTTATATCGAAGAATTTGGACGATTTATACACGAAAATGAATTTAATAGAGAAGTAGTTAGAATTATGGATAAAGAGCTTAGGAGGTTAGGATTTAAAACTCTTTTGGTGGCGCCAACTGACTATGACACGCCATTACAGGAAAGAACAGATCTAGCTAATAAAATGAAAGCAGATGCATACATATCAATTCATTATGATGCATTTGATGGCACGTTCGAGGGAAAGAACCCGGCAGGTCATTCTCTCCATGTTTATCCTGGATCAGATAAGAGTATGAGACTAGCAAAGGCTATACATAAATATTACATACAAGGAACAGTACAAAATGACAGAGGTATAAAAGAAAGTAACTTCCATGTACTCAGAGAAACAAACATGGCAGCAATTCTTTCTGAAAATGGATTCATGGACAATGAAAGAGAAGCTAAATTAATGTTAGACAAAACGTTTCAAAGAGAAGTAGCTATTGAACATGTTAGAGGTTTATGCGACTATTTTAATATGAAATACAAAGTTGGAGATACGTCTGACATTAAGCTAGAAGAGGGCGGCGTATATAAAGTAAAGAATGGAGATACTTTGTATAACATCGCTAAAAAACACGACACAACGGTAGAAGCTATTGTTTTATTAAATAAAATAGTTGATAGAAACTTAATCATGGTTGGTGACTCTCTGAAAATCCCAAAAGCAACTACTGCGGTGAATGATGATCCTATACCAAAAAATAAAGTACAACAAAATCAAGAAAAAGATTTAAAAGTAGATGGTTACTGGGGACCAGCGACAACAAGAGAATTACAAGGTGAATTTGGTACACCACAAGACGGAAAAATCTCAACACCTAAATCTATGCTGATAGTAGCAATTCAGAAATATTTAGGTTTACCTCAAACGGGTAAATTGGACCCGACGACTATTAGAGGTATGCAGAAACACTTCGGAACTCAGCAAGATGGGATTATTTCTAAACCTAGCATGATGGTAAAGGAAATGCAAAGGCGACTTAATCAAGGTAGATTTTAAATAAAGAAGAATTTTGCCAGAAAACATTCGAACATAAAATATATATTATATGGAAGAAATAAATTAATAAAGTGATACTTAAATCCACGGTCAGCACCCCCAGACCGTGGGTTATGGTATCATTTTCATTTCAACAACTCTATACTGATCTTCTGCGATTCAGAGTCCCAGGAGATTGATTCTACAATGGTTTTAATATTATATCGACGCATCTCTACATCATCATCTAGGCTTAAAAAGTTAGTGATTTGGTCGTGGAGCACGTCGATATTTTTACTATCTAGGTTCTCGATAAAATTAGCACGTTCTAATTTCAGTAGTTCATTCTTCAAATTATTCGTTTCTAGAGTAAGTTGTTCTATTTTTTTGGTAACAAACTCCGATGCATCATTAGACAACACCATTAGCTTATCTATTAGATTATTAATAGCAGCAGTATTATCTTTAATCCTCTTTTTTAACTCTTTAATTTTAGAGGATTGATCATTATTAACGTTATTAGCTAGTACCTTTTCTAATTCCTCTTTATCTAATAATCGCTCTAAAAACTCTATCACTTCACATTCAAGTTTTTCTACTCGTATGGTCCTATTCTTACAAGATGAACTGTCTCGAGCGTTAGCACTGCATTTAAAACGATGTGGTCTAGTGCCGTCTTTTCGCACGTTACCAGTATCCACAAACATACCAGATCCACATCTACACTTAACCAATCCTGCAAGCCAACTATTTTTACTATCGACAGGTCGCGGTGATTGGTACCGTTCTTTTATTCTCTGATGTGTCCTGATCCAAAGATTAATATCAATTACTGCCTCGTGGGTAGAGACACCGACAATCTTATCCCCTACATACCGAACACCATTCTTACGAGGCCTACGATTGTAGGGAAGAAAGCCACAGCCATTAGGCTCACCATAGACCTTATAACCATTTCTCTTTAACCAGTGGATACTTTCATCACTTGATATCAGATAAGTAGGGTTCTTAATAAGGTCCAGTATAGTATTAGTGGGATAGTTATATCCATTCGCCTTAAAAAAGTTGTATATTTCCATAGGAAAATAACCATCTGCATACATTTCAAATATTTTCTTAATATTACTTAGTTCTTCATTAGGTACTAGATACGATACTTGTTTACCATTAACCAGGTCCCTTTCAGATTTATATCCTTTAGGTGGGCTACCACCAGACCAGCGCCCTAATTTAGCCAGTTCGTGCATATTATCCCTTACCCTTTGGGAGATATTCATCCGTTCCATTTCAGCAAAAGAAGCAAGTAACAACATCATCATTCGACCTGCGGGAGTACTAGGGTCAAAACCTTCAGTAATACTCACTAGCTGTACATTCATCTTATCAAGTTCATCAAAGATATTTACAAAGTCCACAATATTCCGAGCAATTCTATCTATTTTATAAACTGCTACTATATCAAACTGTTTAAACTTTACTAACTCCATCATTCGCTGAAAATCAGGACGATTGATATTGCCACCACTAAACCCCTCATCTTCAAAAACTTCAAAGGCGCATTTATCTCCGTATTTTCGCTTAAAATACTCCTTACACATCTTAATCTGATTCTTGATACTTTCCCCTGTATCAGTTTCTATAGACTTTCGACTATAAATAGCAATTTTCACTTTATTACCACCTATAAATTAATTATTTATTGAATCAGAGAGTTGATTATCTCCAACTAATTCTACAAACTGAGATTCATCAATAATCTTTATTCCGTATCCTTCATCTATAAGTTCGTAAGCTCTTCTCTCTTTAGTACTCATACCATCTTCACCTACGATAGATTTATTTTGTTCGCCTACAACTACATAATCAGTATTTCTACTAACAGAACTTTTTATATTAGCTCCACAATTTTTAGCAAGTTGCATGGCTCCTCTTCTTGAGATGGCTGGTAAGTCACCAGTGAACACAATATTCTTATCAAAGAGGGGATTATTTTCATCAATATTAGATACAGTAGTTTGAATATCATTAACACTAACAGAGTCAAACCTGTTACTTTTGCCAAATCTTCTTTGAGGTTTCAAATCAATAAACTTCTTAGGAGATAAGCTGCTATAAGTAGACAAATATGTAGAGAATGACCGACGTCTTTTTTCTTTAATACAACTTAAAACCAACTGAGCACAAGCCATAGCATCAGATGATGCGTCGTGATGATTATCCAGAACTACACCAAATCTTTCTGTTCGTTCCTTTAGAGATTTTCCGACACCTTCACCACTGCAAGCACAAGTAGAGATAGGTATGCTACATAAGTATTCAAATTCAGGAATTGGGATACTATGATCAATTAAGCAAAGTTTTAAAACGGACATATCAAATACTGCATTGTGAGCTATTATCATACTATTGTTATTAAAATAATGTTTAATTTGCTCCCAAACATCTTTAAAGGATGGCGCATTTTTAACGTCATTAGCGATAATCCCGTGGATTTCTATATTTTTTTCTTCAAAACGCATTTCAATCGGTTTAATCAATGTGCTAAATGTTTCTGCGACTTCATTATTTTTAACGGCAACAAGTCCAATAGAACAAGCACTTCCGTTATAGCTGTTAGCAGTTTCAAAATCTATAGCGACAAAATCAAAAGATAATGAAGTATCAATATTATTAGAAGAATTATCTTCATTAAAAATAGGTTCTTTATTGTCTACAGGAATTTCTACATTTTCTGTAGAATCTTTAATACTAGAATTATTTTCAGGAATAATGACATTTTCCTTAGTTATCACATCGTTGTTTTCTTCGATCACATGATTTTTTAGGTTAACATATCGAAAACCAATATAAGCTGGAATAGATAAAATACCCAAAAGAGCAGCTAATAAATTAGCACTAGAACTCTCTACGTAAGTAACATCAAAAAATACGAAAGAAAATATAAAAATCCCTACAAATAATAAACTAGTATATTTACGAGTTCGATTCACAATGAGAGTTGGCTTAATTAATCCAATCAAAAAACCAAATATACTTGAAATTAATAGTCCAAGAAAAAAGTCTGACATAAAAAATCCTCCTTATAAAATAAAAAAAGACCCCACGAATTTTATTAGGGTCATTTTCTTAAGCGTCTTTTTCTTCGATGTCGGGTAATGCTGATGACATTATCCCTTTTTGCTCTGCTTGTAATTCTAGTTTGTAATCTTCTAGTTCTTTATTTATGTAATCCTCTGTAGTCATTGCAGTTTCATTATGATTGTCAAAAATTGATTTAAAATGAGATATTAAAGTTTTGCGGATACTTGAATCCAAACCGATGTAACCTTTTATAATATCCATTTCCAAATCGGACAAATCACTTTGTTTTGCGTAATCATCAAGAGAAAATGTGGAAGTTTGTACAAACATCTCATCTTTGCCAGTACGGAGCCATTTTTCACTAACATTAAAGTGAGAGCAAATCAATTTAGATATGTGATCTTTTAGTTCAACTCTTCCTAATTCTATATTGGAAATAACATCACGACTCAGACCCAATTGATCGCCAAATTCTTTTTGGCTATAACCTAAAGTTTTTCTTAACAATTTCAACCTTTCTTCCAAAGGATATCACCTCCTACATAGATAATATTACACATAATTGCGTATGTCAACACAAAAAACAACAAATAATTAATATAAGGTGTTGACATACGCAAAAATATAGATTAAAATGAGTATAACAACACAAATAAAAGAATGTTAAACAAGGAGGAAAAACAATGGAAACAGCGAGGTGGAAAGAGATGAAAAAGAGAAACAAAGCGGAAGACAGAATCGTAGTAATTGATGGAGAAGAATATCGGATAGACAAAGATAATTTTCTTTACAATATACGAGAAGAAAAAAAGATAGAAGAAATGCTAGCACAGAACAGAATGATACATGGACGCTTTGACTATGTGTCAATCATGACAATAGCTGTAATTATACAAATGATTGCATTTTTAATTACGGTTTTAACGAAATGATTTGTACAGAATGTAAAAAAGCAAGGATAGAGATAATCAGACTTATAATTGATAAAAATCTTGGCAGTCTATTATATTTATAGTTGAAAAAAGCATTAATACCCTTATCGGTAACTTTATAATAATTGGTCGGGGTAGTAATGGGTGCCCCAAATGGATCATGGCCGTCAATGTCAGGAACATTTTCAATGTACTGATTATATAAAAGAAAATTACAATTTATAGATTTTTTATTTAGTTTAATTCTTTTGAATTTAGTTAGATACGAAAGAATTAGATATTGCCTATAAGAAATACCTTGCATAGAATTCACTCCCCTTTACAAGATTTTATCATAGGGGTAGAAGTAGGACAAATAAAAAGAGAGGTGAAAAGAAGTGGAAACATTCTTAAATAAAAAAGAGAAACCAGATGTAGATGAAATGATTAAGTTCTTAAAAACTCTTTCCAAAGAAGAGCAAAAAGAAATTAACGTTTTCCTACAAGGTATTAAATTTGCGAAGAAGTTAGAGTGTGAGAAAAAACATTAAGGAGAGGTGAAAAGCAATGAACCAAAACAAATTAGTTTTAGAGGAAGTAGCAAAAAGATTAGAGAACTTTAAAGATTGTAAGGGTCTAATAATTATAGGAGTAGAAAAAGATAATACAGCAAAAGAAGAATTTATAAAGATTAAAAGAATGATGAAATATAACACGGATGACATCAAGATGATGGCTGTAGAGATAAAGGAAAAAGGGGCCTGCACTTACATGGTTACTCGGAAAGTAGAAAAGTACAGGCGGGGCCTTTGAAACAATTAGAGTTATTCGTCAGAATTAATATCGTCAATGCACTCAAAATCTATCATCATGTCGCATTCACCGTGTGCAGAAAAATGTAGGCAAGCAGGCAGTTCTTCGTCAGGCTCAAGAATAGTTACATCAACGAATTCATAACCAGCAGAAGATAATTCTTTTGCCCTTTGCAATAAATCAGACACCCTTATAGTAATTTCCATACGTAGCACCTCCTTTCATGAAAATTATACCACATGGAAGGACAAGTAAGATAAAGCAATAAACAAATAAAAAGAGAGAGGTGAAGAAGATGAGTACTGTGGTTAACTTGGCTATTTATAGCATTTTAATATGGTTCATATGTGACTTACAAAAACAAGTCAATGAAACCAATAAAAAGCTAAATAACATTATCTATAACATAGATGATAGCTTCCTTGAGACGGTCCCTAAAGGCATTAAGAAACAATAAAAATAGCCACCAAATAAAGCTCAACAATAAATTAGAAATTTTAAATGAAGTCTTATTTGGGTCGAGGTTTAAATATAACAATACATTTTTAGGTAGGAAAAGTATTTGTTCTATCCAATATAGTGGACTAAAACATTCTTTAATACGTAATCGGTAAGTCCCAATAGCTTCATCAAACATCCTTAGAGCAGCACTTACATGGCTTTTATGAAGATTTGGAAAATTCAAAAACACACTAGCACTATGTGTACTAATATAACCGAAACCAAGAGGTTCAGCACTTGCAATTCCTAAATCCTTAACACTTGCCCTTTTAAGGAGTTCAATAATCTCACTTTTGTAAGTATAAAAATTGGGGTCAAGATTCTTAATCCAAGATTTATATTTAGTTTGAAGACTATTAGTTCTCATAAAGAAATAAATATTTGATGTTAGTTTAAAGACAAAAAGAAATATAAAAAAATATATCAATTTCATTAGCATTAACCCCTTTAAATTTAACTTGGCAGAGCCTGTATTTTGATTATAGAAAAATATTGTAAGAAATACAAATAATAAAGAGAGGTGAGAAAAAACATTAATTAGAGGGATAGGACAAATTAAGGTTGTCATAGACTTTATAAAAGAGGGGAGGTGCTTACTTTGAAATATGAAAATATAACCGTTGAAGTACTTAATCCTGAGATGCTACCAGAAGCATCTCGGAGATTTACACGAGTAATGTATGAGTCTTATAAAAAACATCTTATAGAAAAAGAGATTAAAGAGCTAGAACAGAAAAAGGAAGTAGAAAATACATAAGTAAGGAGGATAAGAAAGTGGAAGAAAACAAGAAAGAACGTATATTTTGGCAAGAATTCAAAGAAGACGAAGTTGCGTTGATACTAACTGCACTAAACACCGAGATAGTAGATATGAAAAAACTTAAAGTAAAATCTGAAGAACATAGGGATTATTATACTAAAAAAGAAAATGATCTTAGACGACTTTATGAAAAGGTTCTAAATGGAAAGATAAATAAAAAAGAGTTGCCAGGCGACCAAACCATAAAGGCAACTCAATAAAAATACTTCTCTATTATTTTAACACAAAGGGAGTTTTAAGTTAATAGATTAAAACTCCTTACTTAAAAAAATGTACAGGCCAAGGAGGAAATTACATGAAACAAGAGAACTCACAAGCAAGCGAATGGAAAGTATCATCGAATCCGATAGGAGGCAAGATGCTTTACCAAGCTTACCGAATAATAGACACCCGAAGAACGGATCATTCGGGGAACCGTGAGAATCAGGGAGGATTTTTAGAGGACAGAGAAGAAGCGCAAGCCATTGCAGATGCATTGAATAAGAGGGCTCAAAATGAATAGTTACTATTTCACATTCGGAAGCGGACAGATCTTCCCGGGAGGCTGGGTTAGAATCCTTGCCAATTCTCTTAAAGATGCCCAACAAAAGTTTAAAGAACGCTATAAAGAAAAAGCCTATGAGCACGGTCTACTACGTTACTGTTTTGCATATACAGAAAACGAATTTTACGAAACGGACATGCTACAAGAAGGTAACTTAGGACATTACCAGTGGGAAACTATTTCATAGAAAATAAGAGGAGGACAAGTGATTGAACATAGCTACAGCAATAGAAATTACAGAACGTAGAATGAAGGATTATATGGAAACTCAAGAGGATTTAAAATCAAATAAAGAAATTGTTGCAAATCTAGAAAACGATATCTGCGCCTGCAAGATTGGGATTAGATGTATGCTCTTAATAGAGCGAACGGAATATGATATGAGGTGAAAAAATGGGACAAGCATACAAAGAATATTTAATTAAATATAAGACAGCCGGTAGCAATATCATTAAAGAAATCACACTACTTCGGGCCCCAAATCCAACAAAAGCAAAGCAAAAGGCTATTGAGAGATTAGGGGAAGAAGGGCTGAAAAACGTAGAGATCATAGCAATATACGATAGGGGGAAAATACATTGAAACACCCTAAGAAACTCACAAGACATGAGAAGACCTTATTAACCCGTGAGGATCTTGACTATGAAAAGTGGCTAGCTGTAAAGAGATTGCCAGATGATATCTTATTCGTAAATCGTGAGACGGATGAACAAAGATGGATAAGGAGATAAAAAGATGTTAAAGGACGATATAAATGGCACTAAGTTCGGGGGCATGATCAATGAGCTCACCTTAGAAGATGCTACAGATTACTATGAAAAGGGAATTAATGACATAACGGTACTAATGGGACTACCTGCAGCAATAGCAACAATCGTAACAGATGGAAGATACATACAGTTTGTAAACGAAAAAAGGACCAGTATCTGACTGATCCTTTACATACAGAAAACACGACAAAAAGGGAAAATAAAAAACGCATTATCATAAATTTGACCGTTTGCGATAATGCGTTTTCAAAAAAACTACTAGCTAAACACTTATATACATTTTACCATAGCAGTGCTTAAAAGTAAATAAAATCAAAGGCTTTTAAGTCCTCGTAATAGGTATTATCTTAACGACCAACTGATATAAGAGTAAATAATAAGTTATTAGTAGTAGGTATTTTCCTAGTGAAGAATTAGGAGAGGAATATGGCATATAGGGAGAAGAGAATTTATTCAGGAGATTACTTTGAAGCAGAAATATATCAGGTACCTGAGAGCGAGACAAGAAAGCCAAGAAAGATAAAAGAGCATGTGTCTAGTCCAACACAGAAAAACTTAAACAATAAAAATTCAATCAAATACTTAATAAGAGTAATAAATACAAATTTCACAGATAATGATATTCATCTAACGCTTACATATGATCCTAAAAACTATCCATTATCAGAAGAAGAAGCAAAAAAAGATATGAGGAATTTTATTCGCAGAGTACAAAGGTATTGCAAAAAGCATAACCTTTCTTCTCCGAAGTACATATATATTTTTGAATACAAAGACCCAACGAAATATAAAAAAGGGATACGGATGCATCACCATGTAATTATAAGTGGACATATTGGAAGAGATGAACTAGAAAAGATATGGAAAAAAGGAAGAGCAAATGCAAAAAGATTACAAGCAGATGAATTTGGCTATGAAGGGCTAGCGAGATATGTTTCAAAGAACCCAAAAGGAAGTAAAAAATATATTCCAAGTAGGAATTTAGAAAAGCCTACCATAAAAGTAAACGATCATAAATATAGCAAACGAAAAGTAGAAAAGCTAGCGAGGACACCAGAGGACCGAAAAGTATTTGAAGAATTGTACAAAGGATATACATTCACACAATGCGAAGTAGCATACAACGATTTAACAGGTACTTCTCTATACATAAAAATGAGAACATACAAAAAGGAGGGATTAGATTGAATAATTTTTCACCTTGTAAAAATTGCGAGAACACACGAAGTGGATGTAAAGAACGGGAGAACTGCAAAGAGTACAAAATCTATGAAGAAGTAAGGGAGCTGGTATATAAAAAAAGGAAAGAGGAGTGTAATAGGAGAAATAGGTGGTGGCATAAGAGTAATTGTTACAGATAAAAGAAAATAAAACAAAATTAGAGGAGGGAAAGGATGATTGTAATAGCGTTTGTGGTAGGTGGAACATTAGGGGCATTCTTATATGGGTCAGAGAATGAAAATATCTACACAGAAGAAGATCTACGAAAAGCAATTGAGGACAAAGTATTTTGGTACAAAGAATACGTAAAGCTAGACAAAAGAGTGAAATACTGGAAGGGATTTCATAAGAAGGGGATAGGGGAATGAATATCAATCCAAAAGATTTTGAAGGCGATTGCCCAATGACCGTAGAAAACGCAAAGAAGTATGACATAACGGAAGAAATTGAAAAAACATTTTGTAGTCTAGGATGCTCTGTTAAATGTAGCGAGTTGCTCGTGGCAAGGATACAACATACGAGAAAGGGTGGAAAATAATGACACGGAAAAAAGAAAAGGAACAAGAAGAATGTACTGAAATGAAAGTGTTATCGAAATGGGATTATGATAGTAAAAAATATGAAGATCATAAAGTACCAGAGGATTGGAATGTATCACTCTATGAGAAGGACTTATCAAACATAATTAATTGTGCAGAATGCGGAGAACAAATTGAATTTGGAGATGCTTACACATCTGCAACAATTCATAATGATTATGGATTAGGCTTCTCCATTTGTTTTGGATGCCACGAAGAAGAATTTGAAGAGATTAGAAGAAGGAGCGAAGTATATTGATTGACGGAAGTAAATATGTGCGTTCAGATGATTTAGGTACGCAAATAGATATCTTGATAAAGAGCGTATTGGACGAAAGTGTTAGGAAACATGGGGAAAGATTTACATATGAATTATGCCCGAATTGCGAGCATGAAGTTAAATTAAAAGCTGAATTAAAAGAGCAAATTTGCCCTAATTGCAATAAAGCTATATTACCATGCAGTATATGCGAGACGTGTAGTACGACTTGCCCTATCAAAAGGAAGGTGGACCCAGAAATGACATGCAAAGATGGAGTTTGCTCTATTGATTGGGGAGAAGAACAATGAAGAACTACAAGATGGCAAACAAGGGCGCAGGATTTGAAAGAGAAGTTGAACTGGCCAACCTGGCATACAAGAGAAAAGGCATTGCCATTATCCAGAAAATCGCTACACCATGGAAAATCGTAAGGCGAGGGGAAAAGCTTCAGGCATATCCGCAGAGTAAAAGCACACTGGATTTTAGAGGGACGGTAAAATGCGGAATTAGCATTTCTTTCGACTGCAAAGAATCAGAAGATATTAGAGGATTGCCACTAAAGCACATACAGGACCACCAAATAGAATACATACGAGAGGCATTAGGAGTAGGGGAAATTTCTTTTATCCTCTGCTTCATAAAAAAGCTAAACAAGAGATACTTAATACCAGGGCAGACAGTACTAGACTATTGGGACGCCTGGAAAAAGAACAAAGGAAAGAAGGGTTACAACTTAATCTACGTAGAGGACATGGAAGAGGTTGTATCAAGAGACGGAATCATAATAGACTACCTAAGTGCGATTACAAGAAAGGTAGTGAACGCATAATGATAAATGTAGACAAGTACGACAACATGGCCAAAGACGAAAGAGAAACAAAAGTATATAAAGACTACGAAGTAGGCGAAAAAGTAAAGGTGGTAAAAGCAAGAGACGCAAATGGAAAGAAGAAACTAACGGCACGAGCAACAATAGAAGAAGTCTATGAAGAGTTTGCTCTTTGCTCTTTTAAAGATAAACCGTACAAAGAGTGTTTTAGATATGAGGATATAGAGGTGATATTATGAAGATGAAAGCAGAACAAATTAAAAATCTAATAGAAGGGCGCAAAATTAGAGCGGCAAACTGCAGAGAACAATGGAAATTCTATAAAGAGAGAAAGAACAGTACTCTTTCATTCACATACAAGGAAAGGACATTAGAAGAAGAAACGATAATTGAGGGGCTAGAATTATTGTTAAAAAAGGAGGATTCACATAGAGAGTTAAATTATTGATTCGCAATCTGAAGAAAATGCGAAGCAAGAAAGGGGTAGGACAATGAACAAGATAGCTTTAGGAAAATCAATTGAAATATTGATGGAAATACAGAGTGACTGGGAAGATGGGGTTGAGTATGAGTCCTTCAACATAGCTATAAACTCAGTCGAGAAACAAATACCAAGAAAACCACTTAGAGAATTTAATGGAATACAAAACCTGAAAATGTGCTTATGTGGTGGCGAAATATACAGCTATCCTTCATCTTTTAATTATTGCCCTTATTGTGGGCAGAAGATAGATAAGGAAGATTAGTCGCATAACAAATATATTACACACTTTAAATATAATGCAAAGGAGATAAAGATGAATATAATACTAGGACATTTGGTTGGAGATTATTTATTTCAAAGCGATTGGATGGCGTTAAATAAGAAATCGAAAGGTTTTAAAGGATTATTAGCATGTGTTATTCACTGTTTGATATGGACGATATCAATGATGATATTTACTAATAATTATAATGTTTTGTTAGCATTAACATTATTTATATCACATTTTATTTTAGATAGGACAAAGCTTGTAGTATGGTATTTGAACACTCTTAAAATAATGCCAAACCCTTCTATGTGGAAGGTAATAATTGTAGACAATACGTTGCATTTACTTATGGTTTATGGGCTATTGAAAATATTCTAAGTCACATTTCAAATAAAATACGAAATAAAAGGAGAATAGCAAATGAACGAAAAAATGAAAAGCTTTGAAGAAGCTGTAAAACCTATTCAGAAGTGGTTTAGGGAGAATTGTTGTCCTCATGATAGGGTTGTAATTGATTGGGATATGGCACGACTACTTGAGGGTGTGATGGGCATTACGTCAGGATGGATAGAGATAGAAAAACTCAACGAGTCGAATGAATAGTACACGTTTCAAGTGAATTGCGAAATAGGAGGATTTAAAATTAAAGACATATTAAAACAGGCTAACGATATAGTGAACGATTTTGATGAGTTTCTAGACATCTCCGAAATTATCGATGAAAGAACAAAAAAGGATAACGGCAAAAGATACACAATGAATGAAATTGCTGAAAAGTATAATTTGAAATTTAATAAAAATACAGAAAACTAGAGGATTACTCTAAAAGGGAGAATATAAATGAAGAAAATAATAGTAATGATATTAATTGTAGCTTCGTTAGCTATTGGATGTCAAAGAGAATCAGATAAAGTATCTTATAATTTATCATTAGAAGCGGATAATTTCAACATTGTAAGACAGCTGACAGTTATAAATAGCAGAAGCGACGATATCCTGTTTCAAATGACAGGGAAGATGTCAATTAATACCGATTCATCGGATGGTCAATTAGAAGTTGTATCTGAAGATGAGAATGGAGCTTATCATAAGCATTTCATCTATCTTAACGAATGGACAACTTATGTGGTCGAAGATCTTGGCGGTTCAGAGGTAGATAAGTATAAATATACTCTTAACTACAATCCTAAGATGTGGATACCTGTTGATGTTGAGACTATAGATTGATACATAATTCCAAGTATATTGTACACTGTAAATTAGAGGGGGTTAAGGATAAGTGAGTGACATTAAAAGAGGTCAAAAGGTATGGGTGTCATTAAAAAATAAAATAAAAGAAACTACAGTAAAATCAATAGGACCTAAATATATAACCTTAGAAAATATTAGTATATTGTTTGACAGAAGGACTTTGACAAAAGCAGGTAGTTCCAATTCTAAATATTTTATCATTACAGATATAGAAAATATAGAAAAATATGTAGAATACTACAAACGATTAATTGATAAAATCAAAAATGTTAAATGGGAAAATGTAAACAAAGAAGATTTAGAGAGAATTGCTGATATTTTAAGAAAATACTAATTTGCAACTTAAGTAAGCTGTACAGCTTGAAGATTATGCTAATAAAAGAAGAGGCGAGGAAGTAAAATGAATAATCATTACAAAGGTCAAGAAGGAGCATTGAAATTCATTGTCGATATTGCAGACGGCTATGATGGCTGTAATACAGTAGATAGTTTAAATGAACTCAGTCGTGAGCAGTTTACGATTATATGCATAAAGGAGGAATAAAAATGGAATATATAGTAGCGGCTTTAATAATTTTATTGGTAGCATTTACCATAGTACTGATAAAGTTTTGAGCGGGAAATCCAAATAAGGGGCGAACTATGGAAACTAAGAAAGTATTAAAATTATTGAGAAAATATGAAGAGTGCCCTAAATGTGGAAGTACTTACATAGGGAATGGACAAGGAACATTAATCATCGAAACAGATTATTTTATTAGAGGGTGCAAATGTGGCTTTGAAATAAAGATAAATGCAGAGGAGGTATAAAGATGGATTTAGGAGCATGCAGGCATTGCGGAGCGGTTATTATTGGCCAATACACGGACGAAATGACAGAAGACGAGAAAAATGAAATGGCTACACGAATGTGCAATTGTGCAAATGCGGAATTGGAGCGGTACAAGCGGGACGAAAAGGCAATGACAAAAGAAAGAATAAGGGAGCTATTAATAGAAAAATCAGAAGAGATAGGATTCAAAAACAAAATAGAAGACACAGAAGTGCATTTGCTATTAGATATGATTGTGGACCTAGCATCTGATGGAAAGATAAATGGAATAAACATGGTTTTAGAGGACAGCACAAGATTTAAAATCACCGAAAAAGAAGGAAAAATCAACGTAGAGCGAGTGCAAAATATAAAATACAAACTTTAATGTGAATTAACTACTGCTGGCTCTAAGGAGTCGGTAGAAGCTAGCTTACATAAAAGCTAATACAAGCCAAAAAATAAAAAATAAAAGGAAGTGAAAAACCTCCCAAACTAATGATCTTTACTTTGTTGATTTATAAATATCTATTAAAAGCGGTTGGCTTGTCTGCTAATACAAAAAGAAAGAGGTGAGTTTTAAAAGCAACATAAAAAATTAAATAGCCACAAGGATATCACTAATCTTTATTACAAAAACAAAAATAAAATAATTAACAAGGAGGATACCTCCTCGAACGATTGTATTTCGAAAATAAAAAACAAGATGTGATATGTGGCGCATGAAATTAGAATAGTTTCATATTCTAAATCATTTTTCTTTTCACCAGGCGAGTCGAGAGGCTCGCCTAAAATATATGTTATAGGAGGACAAGCTTATGACAGAGGTAAGAAAGATACTAAGAGATTATAATAGATTAAAAGCAGACGTTAGATCACTAAAGTTAGATATAGAAGAAATAGAAGAAGAAATCATTGCAAGAGGAGCCTCACAAGATAACGACAGAGTAAAGACATCAAGTCTAAGTGATACAACAGCATCAAAAGCAATTGCAATAGCAGATAAAACAAAATACTACACAGAGATAAAAAAAAAGCTAGAAAGAAAGATTCAAAGAATAGATAATAGTATGAGAGTTCTTACGTCCAGAGAAAAAGACGTTATAAGGATGAGGTACTTTGAAGATAAGAGTTGGGCGACAATACAACTAGCATTAAATGATTGTACATACGGAAATGCAAAGAGGATAGAATTAGAGGCACTAAAGAAGTTAGAACCGTACCTAATCGGAAAAATGTAGAAAAAATGAAGGTTTACTAACGGTTTTATTGAAACAAGGGTGCTATTATTATAGAGTGAAGAACTGTAAGCAGGCAGTTCTTTTTTTATTTAATAGGGGTTGATTGCTAGTGAGACTAGACAAGCAAGGAGCACACCGTGGGAGTTATGAAAAGAATAAGAGAATCATATTTAAAACACAGAATACGTGTGGCATTTGTGGCAGACCAGTAGATTTTAGTATCAAGACTCCAGATCCAATGAGTGCAGTCATAGATCACATTATACCAGTATCCAAAGGAGGGCACCCAAGCGACATTGATAACCTTCAGCTGGCTCATTGGACATGCAACAGACAAAAGAGCGACAAGCTATTCATAGCACCTAAAGAAGAGCCTAAAGTGTTAGGTAACAGGAACTTACCACAGACGTTTGAGTGGCTTAAATACAAGAGTTAATTTAAAAGACACGAAAGTATGTGCAACAGATTAAAATCAAATCAAGAAAAGATATAGGGGGGGGTACCACCCTCCCCATGCACGCAGGTGACC